CTCGGCGGACTTGGCAAGCGCCTCGACGGCAGTTTTGATTTCAACAGACATAAAAAACCCTCTAAAAAAATTGATGATGCAGTTAGCCGGAAAACGCCGACCGCGCTGCGTTTATTGCCTTAAGAAGTTCCGCTTCTGATTCTTGTTCAGCGTCCCGCTGAGAAACATCAGATTGTTGCTTTGCAAAAGATGTGAACGCAGGAGTTCCCTCATGCGCTTGCATCAACGCGAATTCCAATTCATGCGGATCAGCGTCCCGCTGTTCCAAATCAAATCCGCGCGATGCAATCCGCTTCGCATCGCTACGAGAGAATCCGGCATCCCGCAGGAACCCCTCAAAATCACGGCGCGTTTTTATATCAGCGCTTTTGGCAACTGTGATCCGCGCCTTATCGTTTGCCGGAAATGTCACAGGAGACACTTCCCACAAATCCAAATCGGTGAGCACGCGAATGTCGCGCTCATTATCAAAACTTGATTCGACGGTGGAATAGCCAATGGACAGCCCGCTTAGCGCACCCATTTTTATAAGTTGCAGCGCTTCGCGCCCCCTCTGAGTATCTGCCAGTTTTCCTTTGACGTATAAACCCTTGGCGTCTTCGCGCATTGCCGTCCATACGCCAATAGGCTCATCGGCGTTGTGTTGCCAAAGCATCGCGGGCATTCGCTTACTGTCCACGGCACTTTCAAGCGTTCTGGAAAATGCGCCTTTTGCGACAACATCGCCATACGAATCAACGTTGCCAAAAATTGAGCCGTATCCCTCAATCGTCCCAGAATCATCAACCGCCTTTATTTCAGCGGCGATTCGCAGTTCTTTGATTTCCATTTTTAGCCTTGCTCCGTGTCGCGGGGCGTGGGTATGCCCGATACGCCTTTTCAGTCTTAGCCGGTTTGATCTGTGTCGATTCTGTTGAGTTGCTCAACTTTTGAACGACTCCAGACATAGCCCGCATCGCCTCCCCAAAGCGCCCACGCAATACGACCAGCGCTTGGGTAACCTTCTTCCCCAGGTTCAAATCCTTCAGCATCTTTATCCACCTCGTGCCGTGCGAAAAATGAATACATCCGTCGCACGGTGGACGGAGAAAGTTCTTTTGCATTGATGATGTCCCTTGCTCTGGCAACGCCAACGGCCGTGCCACCGCGCCCAAATTCCTGTCGCCACGCAAGCCCACGCTCTGCTTCCGCCTTCATTCCGGCCGTTGGGGACAAATCAATTTCTTGACCGTCATATATTGCTTTAGCGGAAGTTGTTGACGGGGGCGCCACTCCAGACGGCACCATGTTGAGCGGCTGTAAATACACATCACCGCCCGCAATAGGATTCAAATTTTCTAGGCCGCGAATATCGTTTGCCGAAAGCCAACCCCAGTTTCGACCAACCGCATATGCTTGGTAGCGCGACACAAGATCGCCGCGTGTTAAAGCATCCAAATTAAATTCGCAGTAATATTTACGGGGCGCAGTAAATAATGTTCTTGCGATCGCCTGTTCCCAATTGACTGCCCACGGGCGAATGCAATGAGTGGCAAACTCTATGCCTTGGTGCTCTATATTGCTGAACGTCGAACGCTCTAGATCACCAATTAAATGTGCCGGAACCCCAAACAACCCTGCAATCTCAGAACGAGTGAATTTGCGAGTTTCTAAAAACTGAGCATCGTCTGCGGTCATTGACAACCGATCGACCGTCAATCCGTCTTCTAAAACTGCGGTTTTCCTTGCGTTACCGGAGCCGGAAAATGCATCGTTCCAGGAATCTCTCAACCGCGTGGCGGCGTCTTTTCCAAGAGGTTTTGGTGATTTGATCACCACTCCTGGGGTGGCATCATTTTTGAATAACCGACCTGCGTACTCTTGAGTTGCTTGGGCAAGCCCAATGACGTCTCTGGCATCTGAAAGGATCGATCTCCCTAAAATCCCGTCTGAAGAAAGTCCGCGAACGTGCAGCACTTCATCGGCAGGAATGTCGATGTACGAATTGTTACTACGCTGATAACGATATCGCAGCGACATATCATCGGCTTGAGTTACAGTCATCCGATCTGGATGCAGCGGGATTAACTCAAGCGCCCGATCTCGCTCAGCCCATACAATCAGGGCGTAGCAATTTCCGCGCAAGCAAAGGTGCCATTGCATCATTGCTCGGAAATCGTAGGACGTCTGCCACGGATTAGGCGTGTTGTGCAGTAAATCGTACAACGGGTGGGTTTCCGCCCTACGCTTGCCGGTTGGGGTGCGTTCGTAAACGTGTAACGGCAAACTAGCCAACGTTTTTGCGATCACATTGACTGCTGCGTGAACGGCAACGATCCGCATCGCGGAATCTGCTGTTACGGGCGATCCAGACACCGACTGCGAGCCAAGTAGCGCCGAGCGCAAAATTTGATCCGGTGTGGCCTTGCGGCCGAATATTCGGTCGAAGATTGACATCAGATCACCGTGATTCCTTGCGATTCGTAAACCGATGGCGCGGTTTCATCAACAGATGCCCGCGCCATAGCCATTAGCAGGCACACGATTCCGTCGATCTTGTCAGCGCTGCGCTTACGATCCGGTTTCATGTTCATGGTTTCATCTCGGCGCGGAACTAAATTTGCTGCGTTCCAAGTCAAAACAGGGTCTCCGCCGTGGCGTAATTTTCCCGAAATGTATGCCCGCTCCAGGGCTTGAAACCCGGGATGGAACGACCGAGCGCCTTGAATGAATTGCACCATCGGCGCGTTTGCCACCGTTAAACGATTTACCAAGTCGGTGGCATTCCAAGGATCGAAAGCAACCTCCGCTGGTTTGAATCGCTCAACGTCCGCAAGAATGTCTTGTTCGATTACCGAATAATCGGTTACATCGCCCTCGGTTTGCTTGATATGACCGCTGGCTACCCAATTTGCGTATGGCACGGTTCCACGTTCGGTGCGCTGACTCACCGCGCTCTCTGGCACCCAATACCGACCCCAAGTAAAAAAGGTGTCGTCCTTTTTCCAAACAATTCGCCACGCCGTCATGTCTCTAGTTGAGGCAAGATCGAGCGCGGCCCAGCAACGCTCACCAATTAAATCGTGAAGCGGCACCGCACCGGAACATTTTTTCCATTTTCCTAAATCGACCCACGCTTGCGCCGCAGCAGCAGGCCGGTTCAAGCGTTTTATTCGGAACTCGCTTAGAGCCCCAGGGAGTTGCTTTGCCTCTTTGGCGTATTCCCGCAGTTTTTCAACTGCTACGCTAACCCCCAACAACGGGTTCGCTTTGATCCATTTTGTTTCATCGAAATCGCTGTCTTTTTCATCGAGTGCGTAATAAATGGCAAGGAAGTGATCGGCTTCGACAACGTTATCTAAAATTTGCCACGCAAAAAGACGTACTTCGGCCCACGGCCCAGAGTTTTCGTATCCCTCTGTAGTCGTATAAAGAAAAAGCGGGTTCTTCCGCGCTCCGGTTGCCGATCGCAAAACATCGAACAAATCGCGAGTCTTATGCGCGTGCAATTCGTCAAAGCAAAGCGCCGAAGGATTCAATCCATCTTGCGTGCTTGCTTTAGCGTTTACCGGCCGAAAAGTACCGCCGACCTCGTATCGAGCGATGGCATTGGCAAACGCCTCCAGCGCGTAGGCATCGCACAGGTCGGGCAATCGCTCGACCATGCGCTTCGCAACGCTCCAGACAATACGCGCCTGTTGGCCTGTTGTAGCCGCCGACAATACTTGCGGGCCGTTTTCATGCTCCCTACAAAAAATATACAACAGGATCGCAGCGGCTAGAACACTCTTGGCGTTCTTGCGAGCAACCGCATAAAGGGCCGTCGTGAAACGCCGTGACCCATCGGCCCTTCGGAATCCGAAAAGGTTAACAAGAAAAAAAATTTGTGACGGTTCTAAAAGGATAGTTTCGCTATCCCATACACCTTCAACGTGAGGCAACTGTTCAATGAACCAGCACGCTTCGTTTGCCTTATTCGGACTCCACAGAAACGGCGCTGATTTACCTTGCGCTCGTTTTAAGTCGTCCAAAAAGCGCTTTGCGGCAAGGCGAATCCACTTTCCAAACCGCTCGCCTTTTTTATCGCCTATTGCTTCCTCAGCGTAAGCGATTGCTATTGAAACGTAATCATCATTCCCCGAGTTCTTTGAGTTCTGCGAACTTGTTTGCCTTTCGCTGGCCTGCTTCAATTTTGACACGCGACCTCGAGGACGGCGTAAACCCCATTTCGGCAGCCGCTTTAAGCATGATTTGCGCCTGCCTGTTTAATACGGCTACAAATGGCGATTGCATTGGGTGACCCTTATCGGGCGATTTAATCACCGCGCCATATTTAGCAATCTTCTCGACGGAATCTTGATGAAGGTCTTTCGCAATGACCCAAACTAGAAACACGGATTGATCAATACTCCGTAGCAATCCCGGCGGTGCATTTGCGACTGCCTCTGCTAAATTTCCAATTGGCTGCGGCTCACCTTCGTTAATCGGGCGCTTCCCGGGATTCCCGGCAATCAACTTAAGGAATGTTGGCTTAGGACGTCTTCCAGCGCTCATGCAATTTCAACTTGGATGCCATCAGCAGCGGGAAAATATTGGTTAGGCATAAACTTGTACGAATAGCACTTAACGTGCTTTCTAAACCCGCTTTTTCTATCCATATTTCCGCCTGGCTCTGGCGTGTCTCTCATTACGGACAACAACTTCCACCAAGGTCTGTTTTCCCTTGCTCGACGCATCGGAGCGGAAGAAAATTTTGACCGTATATCAAAACCTTCTTGCGCCATCAGATATGAGGTGATATCCACAAACTTAATTCCCAAGCCTAACCCAACGTAATCTGGGTGAATGACAAGTCGATTAGAATGCAAAAGCATTACCTGCCCTGGCTTGCGTGGGACATAATTTGCAAAACTTTGGAATCCTATTTGTTCGTTGTTGTGGAACAAACCAAAAAACCGAACAAATCCCCCGGGGAGGTTTTTGCTCAAATAGTGATACTTGCTAAAGTATTTCCATGTTTTTGAGTCAACGCGCCTAACTTCGAATTTAAGACGCTCTTGTCGTTTGAAACTTCGACAAAGACCCCTCCGGTCTTCATATGACTGCTTGTTGCAGTCAATCACCCAATCTGGGTTTATCCATTCCAAAACATCGTAGTGACATGAGATCAAAACAACTTTTCGGTTAGCCTTCCGAGCGTGTTTTTGCACGCAATGCGACATTGCTTTGGCAACGGTTCGATCTACAACCGATGTCCATTCATCGATTACGGTCACGCCGTCCGAAGGTCGCGCCATTTGCAGCGCACATTCCGCTCTTGCTTTTTGCCCATTTGAAAGTGTGTGGGCCGGACGAATCCAACAAGGCACGCTTGTTAATCCAACGCCGCTTAGAAGCGCCGCACACTCATCGTAGGACAAAGTATCTGGGAACTGATCAATAACTGGGCGCGATTCGTCTAGCATTGTTTGGAAACAATTTGATCCCCAAATTTGTTTCGCAAGCGTCGTTTTGCCACTACCGGAAGCGCCAACAATCAAACCGACATTGAAATCTGCCTCAACATCTGCCGCTACCGAAAATT